TCTTTGTAATTACTTTCGTTTTTCGGTTTAGGTACCGACAATTTCCCATATTTTTTGAACAGATATAACACTTTTCGTTTTAAGTCTTCCTCTTTTTCCTGAGAGGCATACCATTTCATGTCTATCGGTTGTTTGGAAAAGTTTCTATAGGATGTTGTTGACTTTATCTTTTTATGTACGTTTGCGGGTTTCATCTTGACATGTTCAAACTCCTTGAACGCCTGATTGACGTATGAATTGGATTCTGTCCATAACGAAGCATATACAGACCATGCAATGGACATTATCAACGGGTCTGCTTTGTTTCCGAGGTTTTGTTGAATGAATAACCCATCACCGTGATTCCATTGTGTTTCGTTTGTCAACGGTTCATGACCGGTTGATTGCCACTGCCAATCATCATATAAGTGGTTTATTTCGTGGTCTACAATAATTCTCAACCACTTGTCTGCGATTTCACCATTCAAACCGATACCGACTATTAAATCAAGTTTAGGTAAATATAACTTCCCGTTGGTCATTTTTTCTTCACTATAATACTGTCCGCCATTTTGCCTTGGGTTTGAGAAATCTGGTTTTTTGTTTAAATCGATTTTAATGATAAGTTGATCAAAATATCGAGTGTTTGAACTAAAAACTACTGAGTGGCTGTAAGAATTCACAGCCATCATTTGTCTAATTTTATCCAAGATGAATTGGTATATTTCATCTTTTAAAGCATCAAGGAAATCCGTGCGATGTCTTTCCTCCTCAAGCATATTTAGGCACTCGATTGTTGTAAGTTTCGGTATTTTGCGTTCTTGTTCAAAAAACAATTTCATATGAATGTTGTTTAAGATAAATATGGATTAATGCGCATTTTCCAAACCTTTGTTCCGCAGTCATATATCCTGTACCATCCCTTTGATTGCATGAATTCGTGTTCCGACATATCTTCGGGGCAACCGTATTCCCTGACAAGAATATCCTTCCTGTATGCGAATCTGTTTTCACGTTTACCTTTGACTACGTAAAAATAACTCGGTTTGGTTGTGTGATCCAACGTAAATCCAAGTTGTTTGTACATATCACCAGTTCCCCACCTCCTGTCTGAATAACTTATTACTTCATTTGGATTAATGTCTTTAATGAAACGCTTTAGTAATTTGCTTGCCCCACCGACGACAGTCGTATTTAATTTGTTGCAAAAGCGAAGCATTTCATAAGTGCCTTCAGTTTGCCGGCCGTTAAGATTTTTTCTGGGTTTCCCGAATGTCATTATACTAACCAATTCGTTGTTGTAATAAAGTCCATAACGATATTTGGATACACAGTTTCCTTGAATATGACATTTATCCAAAAACAATTTACTTTCTTTATAAGAAACCTCCCTTATATCACATTGTCTGGCATAGATACGGTTTGGTGTTACGCCGAAAATGTTGCGTAAACGTGATTCTACAATTTCTCGTTTAGTTATCCATTCATCTTCGAATATATGAATTAATTTGACATCTTTTTCTTCACACATTTCGGTTTTCATAAGGTGGTAGTTTTTATCCTCCCTGAATTTCTCTGAATGCCACCGTATACCATTATATTCTATTGCGATTTTCTTATCCGGAAAATACAAATCCAATTCATATGGGCTTATTATCTTACGATTCTTTCTATTGAACAACAGAAATCCTTCACTGCGTATGAAATTTACGAGTTCTTCTTCTTGCTCCGAATTATTGTTTGCACATTTGGGGCATCCGCATCCCTGCAAGTGATTAACCGCCAATTGTTCAAATTCTCCATGGATTTTGCATATTGCACGTATACTACCCTTATAACCATGTATTTCTTGTTCAGGATATTCATATTCATGATTATGCAGAGCGTAAGCCTTCTCTTTGAACATCTCGAATGTCATTGTCTTATCAGCACTTTTTGTACATTTTGGACAACCTTGTCCCCGCAGATGTTTTGTTGCTGATTGTTTGAATTCCCCATGTATATCACACCAAAACAGCCATTTATCATTCATCTTTTTTAATTCGGTTTCGAGACATTTATACCGGCCACCGTCAGCAACAGATAAATCGTGTTTGATTTCTTCCAACGTTCTTCCAATACCATGGCATTTCGGACATCCCTGTTTACTGTTGATGTGCGCATTCCAACTTTGTTGGAATCTGCCGTGGATTGGGCATATTATGATATTTAACGTGTCACAATCATCGGATGTGGCTTCATCATAGATGTATTTTCCGTTGTGCACTTTTTTGGCACGCTCTTTATAATCCTCACATGTATAACGTTTTCCCTGTTTCTTTTTGCCACATTCTCTACAACCGTTTCCACGTAAATGTGCAACCGGTGTTTGCCAAAACTCACCGTGTATTGGGCAAATTATACACACCGGTGTGGTTGAGTCAATATATTCCACTTTACTGTAATCATATTTATCACCATGTATTTTCCTGGCAGATAAAATAAATGTTTCTGTTGTGTATTTCATATTACCCTATATTTACAATTTTATTCTTGACACTATTTATTATTAACAAAGCAAATATACTATTTAATAATAAAATAATACATAAATACATATATAAATATGTCAGATTTATTAATTAGAATGCCCGTGGAATATGAACCTTTGAGGAAAAATCGCTTTATCATGCGTTTTCCTTCGGACCTCGGTATACAGGAATGGTGGGTCAGCAATACTTCAAGGCCGTCAATTACCATTGGCAATACAGAAATCCCGTTTATGAACACTTCAACCTATGTCGCAGGTCGTTACAAATGGGAAACCATCACTATTTCGCTTCGTGACCCAATTGGTCCATCTGCTTCACAGGCTGTTATGGAATGGGTGCGTTTGCATGCCGAAAGTGCTACCGGAAGAATGGGATATGCGGTCGCGTACAAACGTGACCTTGTGATAGAAATGTTGGACCCGACCGGAACTTCTGTGTCACAGTGGATTTTGAAGAACTGTCAGATTACCGACGTAAAATTTGGTGATCTTGCTTATGACAGTGATGACATTGCCACAATTGAATTGACTGTTCAGCCGCAGTATTGTCTGTTGACATACTAACAATCTGAGGAAAAGAAAATAAAAAAACAAAGCATAATCATTAAGACTGTGCTTTGTTTTGCCATACATATTTGAGAAGTCCACAGTTCCATATTCTGTATGCTCCTATCTCATCACACATTTCCTTCTCCGTCATTGACAGGGGAAGGTTATATTTTTTATGTAGGATTTGTTTTCTGAAATTAAACTTATGCAATCGTTGTTTTTTGTAAACATAGGAATAGTCAGGTTTTCCGATTGATTCAAGTGTAAACCCTAATTTCGTATACAAATTGTCATCAATATTAACAGTCCATCTTCTGTCTGCGAATGATTTGACATAAGCAGGATTATATTCTTTTATGAATGTTTGAAACATTTTACTACCAAGTCCCGGGCATATGTAATGGTAATTTGTTGCGAATCTGGTCAATTCCCATTTCCCATGGTCAAGTCGGAATGCCATGACACCAACCAATTGATTATCCTTTTTATTATAAGCCCCATAATAAACAGTACCTGAACCGAATCCTTGAATATGGTACTTGTTTAGGAATTCCATTGCTATATCTGTTTTAATGTGGGTAATAAGGCAATTTCTTGCACCGGAAATAATTTTATTTTCTGACAGGTGTAGTTGGTGTTTTAATTTTTCCAAAACTATTTCTTTTTTGCTGAGCCATTCGTCTTCAAATATTGTTATAAGTTTGACACCTTGTTTGTTGCATGCGTTCAGTTTATTAAAATGATAAAATTTATTTGGGCGATATTTTTCTGAATGCCATAATAAACCACAATACTCAATTGCAAGGTTTTCTGAAGGAATGTATATATCCAATTCTTTTCCGCCCAATATCTCCCTGTTGTGTTTTACTACCCTGTCGTTCATTGTCATAAGATGTTCAAACAGTTCATTTTCTGCATTTGAGTTGTTATTTGAACACGAAGGACAGGCATGGCCTGCAAGATGGTTTCCTACTGTGGTTTCAAATTTTCCGTGTTTCGGACATATGATGGTAACTTTTGCCTTTATGTTATCGAAGTCCTCAATAAGGCTATAGTCATAAAAAGAATCATATAGAGCATTGCATCGATTCTTAAAATCTTCTATAGTTACTTTTTTGCATCCGGCACAAGACGGACATCCTCTACCAGTTAGATGATCGTTAGATGTCTGTTTAAACTCACCATGTATCGGACAAATGATTATGGACGGTGTATGTGCATCCACATATTCGAATTTTGAGTAATCATATTTGTCTCCATGTACTTTTCTAAAATCGGCAATTACATCCTCGCGTTGCCTTAAACGACCGTTCTTTCTTGCAATATTTGCACATATAGGGCATCCTTTTCCATGAAGATGATTTCCGGGTGTTTGATAAAAATCGCCATGTTCCGGGCATGTTATTCGCGTTTTTGTTGTGGAATTGATGTATTCATCGGGGTGGTATATGTATTTTCCCTTGTGTATTTCTATTGCTTTTTTCTCGAATTCCAAGCCTCTGTCATATTTCGTTTTTTCGGGTTTTTTTACTGTTTCTTTTTTTGGCTTGTTATTCGTTTTCCTCCATGTTTCGACGCGTTTTGTTTTTGCACATTCAGGACATCCCCTACCTTTCAATAAGTTATGCGGTGTTGCAGAAAATTCGCCGTGTACGGGGCAGATTAAGGTTACTTTTGTTTTGTTGTTTACATAAACGACTTTATCTGTGATATATTTATTACCGTGTATTTTATTTAGTTTTTCGAGGAATTCCTCCGTGTTTGAACGTTTAGTACCTGCACATACAGGACAACCTTGTCCTCGAATATGATGTGCCGGAGTTATCCAAAATTCACCGTGTTCAGGACATATAACACAGACTTTCTCGTGATAGGAAACATATACCATCTTGGAGTAGTCGTATTTGTTTCCATGTACGGATATAAATTTTTGTATTATGTTTTCTAATGTGTATTGCATTAAAATACCGGTTATTGTTTATTTGTTTTTCTTTGCTTTTTCGCTTCTTTTAAAACAAATACACAAGATGCATTCACCAAAGCCAAAATTTCTGCTTCAAAATCAAATTGTGTCATAGATTGGTTCGGTAAAAGTGCAGTAAGTAAAGATTTTTCTTCTGGTGACAAAAGCAAATCATTTTCTTCCAAAACAAGTAAAGTTTTTTTATTCAGATTTTTATATTCAATTAAATTGAATAATGACTGAAGTCTGTTGAATGCAGATTTCGGGACATTCTTTTCAAATATTGGTTTGATTATGTCCATTGTAATAGATGACAGGGTTTGAATTAGTTCTTCTGGTTTCACTATAAAGTTTATTTTTTTACCCGTGCATTTTTCACCTGTATACAGTAATCTTATGAATGGAAATATCATTGTATTAAAGCAAATGTTTGTTTTGCCTTCAGATAAAAGGTATATTGCCATACGTTCATACATCTCAATTATGAGTTTTTCGGTTTTCGAATTTGGCTGTATGCCATCCAATAAACCGAGATTCCGCCATCTTTTTGTTATCTCGTTTTTAAGGGTCTTGTCTTTTATTTTTTCATCGTAAGGTATTATTTTCATCGCTTCTTTGCCTTCTGTTGTGAAAGTGTCCATTTTTTAAAAATTTATTTTTATTATTTTTAAATAAATATACTATTTTTGAAAATATTTTTCAAAAGAAGAAAATTATTTTTAGTTGCAAAAGAGATGTAATATTCCAACAGACTACTTTGACACTATTTATATTAATGAAGGTGAATTCCTTAAAATTTTAAATAATGAAGTAGAAAAAATAAAAGTGATTAAAATAACTCAAGAAATACAAAATTTATTTGAAACCATCCGTTTGAAACTCGGAGGGGGAATACGTAGCGTTGAAGTAACCGATGAGGCAATGTGTGCATGCCTCGATATTGCTATGGCGCGTTATAACGAACTAACACTTAATTTCATTATTGACGGGAATTGGTCCAATTTCTATGGCAAGCAAATGACCAACAGTGACCTTGCGTTTGCTTTCTCCGTGCGTACTCTTGATATGAGCCGCGATTATTCTGATTATTTTTCGCATCTTGTTGGGTTGCAGCAACACGGAACCAAGTGGGAGTTAAAGAAGGATTTTTTCAAAATTGTTCCAGGCCAACAGGTTTATGTTGTGCCGGCCGGTAGGCAGATAAATAAAGTACTTCATTT